CACGCTGGTTACGGCTGACTTGGAAGACGTGGCGCAGTACGGCGCATGGGGCGCGCGTCGCATGCACAAGGGCATTTCGATGCGTATCTCGCGTCAGTACGCGATCGGCACCGACACTGTGCCGTGTAGAATTGATGTCCTTTACGGATGGTCGGCGCTATACCCGGAACTGGCTTGTCGCATCGTTCGATAGGGTATACAGCACGACAACCGTAGATATTCATTGATCTATACGTCAGATGTGGTTACAGTGATGTTTCCACATCTGACGGGGTTGTCACATGAAACTTTGCTGCATTAAGGGTTGCGAAAAGCCCGCGCGCTCGCGCGATATGTGCAATACGCATTACGAGCGCATGCGCAGGGGCGGAAATCCTAACAATCCGTCGCAGAAGCAGTATCACGGATTGACGGTTAAGGCGCGGTTTGAGAAGCGCGTACGGGTTGACGCTGAAACGGGTTGTTGGATATGGACTGCTTCGCGCACGCCAAAAGGCTACGGTCAGTTCAACTACGACGGCACTCGCCCGATACCTGCGCACCGCGCATCGTGGTTCATCTATAAGGGAGAAATCCCTGCGAATCAGGATAGCGCGTACAAAACGCATTACGTTTGCCATAGGTGCGACAACGTTCTTTGTGTGAATCCAGATCATCTGTTTCTTGGCGACCAACAAGTCAACATGGACGACAAGATGGAAAAGGGGAGGCATAACTACGGGACGTTGCGCGGAACATCGCACGGAATGGCGAAGCTGAATGAGGACATTGTGCGAGAGATTCGCGCAAGCTCTGAGACTACGTTGCAGCTTCATCGCCGACTTTGCATCCCGCGATCGACCATAGATATGGTCAAGAAACGGCAGACTTGGAAGCATGTCGAATAACTTGCTTAATGGATTAACCGAACCCGGCCAAGCGCCGGGTTTTTTTATGGGCGACGAAATGGAATATCAAGAGTTTCCGAAGTGGGTCACTGGCCCCGATGGCGCACAGAAGATCGTCAATAGCGCAGACGAGCAGATCGCGCTCGGCGATGGCTGGAATGCTCCCGCATACGTGCCGCCCGTACCGCACGAAGAATCCCCGACGTTCATTGCCTATCCCAAGTGGATCGGCGATGCGCTCGTTCAATCGGCTGAAGAAGAAGCCGCGCTGCTTGGCGCCGACACGGCAGACGAGCGCGAAATCCTGATCCAGATCGCGTCAGAAAAGGGCGTGAAGATCGACAAGCGCTGGTCTGACGACAAGATCCGCGCAGCACTTGAGGGCGCCTGATGACGACCGCCATTGACCTAATCACGCTCGCGCTCAAGGACATTGGCGCACTCGGCATCGGGCAGGCGGTCTCCGCTGAAGACACCGCCGACGCGCTCGCCACGCTGAACATGATGCTTGGTCAGTGGCAGGGCGAACGGTTGAGCGTCTATCACCTGGTGGACACCGCCATTCCGTCGACTGGTGCGCAGTCATACACCGTCGGCACTGGTGGCAATTTCAACGTGCAGCGGCCGATCAAGATCAATGCGGCCTACGCGCGGTTGAATGCCGGCAGCGCAACGCCGATCGATTACCCGGTGACGATTCTCGACTCGCGCGAGGACTATTCGCGCATCGCGCTGAAGGCGCTTCAGTCGTTCCCGTCGTATGCGTATTACGACCCGGCATATCCGCTCGGCAACCTGATTTATTACCCGGTTCCCGACAGCACGTTCCAGCTTCATATCGTGACGATGGAAGCGCTGCCGCAGTTCGCGACGCCTGCGACGGCCATCAACCTGCCGCCCGAGTACATGGCAGCGATTCGCTACAACCTCGCGCTGTATCTCGCACCGTCGTATCAGATCGACCCGCAGCGCGCGCTTGTCGGCCTCGCGCTGAATGCAAAGCGCGTCGTGAAGCGCATGAACTGGCAAGCACAGTCTATGACCATGCCACGCGGACTCGGATCGAAGCAGCACTACAACATCTATAGCGGCTCCAACTACTAATGCGAATCCCTCTGACTGGCGGTGCATACGCCGCGAAAAGCGTCATCAGTGACGCGCAGCGCTGCGTGAATTTGTACCTCGAGCAGAACCCGCAAGATGCGGCCGCGCCGACTACGCACTATTCGACGCCAGGTCTAACGCTGATCGGCACGCCTCCCGTCGAAGGTGAATTCCGCGGGCTTTATCCGGCATCCAACGGCACGCTGTTCGCCGTGGTTGGCAATTACCTGTACACCGTCATCGGCGGCAAGTTCACGATTCTTCAGCCGATCGGATCAAGTTCCGGCCCTGTGTCGATGATCGACAACGGCATCCAGATGGTGCTCGTCGATGGGACGATCGCAGGCTATTCGGTTGACCTGGAAACGAACGTCGTCACGACCATCACCGATCCTGCTTTCTACGGCGCAGACGTGGTTCAGTTCGTGGATACGTTCTTCATTTTCAATCGGCCGGACACGCAGCAGTTCTATATCTCGGGCTCGAATGCGATCACATTTGACCCGCTCGACATCGCGGCTAAGTCGACCTATCCGGACAATCTGGTCACGCTCGCAGTGATGCACCGCGAACTGTGGCTGTTCGGCGAGTTGACGACCGAAGTCTGGTACAACACTGGCGCTTCCGACTTCACGTTCGGCCGCATGCCGGGCGTGTTCATCGAGCACGGTTGCGCAGCGAAGCACTCGGTCGCAAAGATCGATCTCGCGCTGTTCTGGCTCGGCCAGGATCTGCAAGGGAAGGGCATCGTATTCGCCGGCAAGAACTATTCCGCCGAGCGGATCTCGACGCACGCGCTAGAGCAGGAATTGCGCACTTACAGCCGCATTGATGACGCGATCGGCTTTTCGTACATGCAGGAGGGCCATGCCTTCTACGTGCTGACCTTCCCGACGGCCAATAAGACGTGGTGTTTTGACGTTGCAACCGGCCAATGGGCGGAGCGCGGCTACCTTGAAGCAGACGGCACAATTAGCCGGCATCGCATGAACTGCCACGCGGTGAGCGGCGGGGCGAATCTCGTCGGAGACTGGAAGACTGGTCTGTTGTATGAGCTCGACCCGAACGCTTACACGGACAACGGCAACCCGATCCTGCGCCTGCGAAGCTTCCCGCATATCGGCGGATCGGACGGCAACCGCGTCATGTTCCGTCAGTTCATCGCGGACATGGAAGTCGGCGACGGCCTGCCGGGTGATACGGCCGATCCTGAAGTGCGGCTGCGCTGGTCCGATGATCGCGGGCGCAGTTGGGGAAACCCTGTTGTCGGCACGCTCGGCAAGGTCGGCGAATACCTGACGTCGATTCAATGGCAGCGGCTTGGCTATGCGCGTGACCGCGTGTTTGAGTTGTCATGGTCAGCGCCCGTCAAGACGGCATTGAATGGCGCCTGGGTGGACGCGTCGAGGGCTAGGACATGAGCACGCCGGCCAATTTCCCGGACGTCGGCGTTCCGTTCGCAGACTCAAACGGCCGGATCTCGATGGTCTGGTTTCAGTTCCTGCTGCAGATTTTCAACCGCACTGGCGGCGCAAGCGGATCGGACGACACGGCTGCATTAGAGGCGCTCATTGGCGCGTTGTCGGACCAGTTCGCGGGCGCCCCTGCGCCGGTCGCAGTGCTCCCGGTCGTCGAGCCTGACTCGTTCGTTCCGACGCATGGCATACAGGATGCGCCAGACCTTCACGCGACCGCCACGCAGACGGCAAACGGCTTCATGTCGTCCGCAGACAAGGTGAAGCTCGACGCGGTTTCGGCGACCGTCGAAGACAAGTTCGCGTCTGGTACGGGCTTCACTCCTGGCACGACGACGGCCCTAACGCTCTCGAAAGCCTATGCGTCGACGGCCGCAGTCATGGTGCACTTCGACGGCGCGTTTCAGGGAAGCGATCAGTACACGATCAGCGGCAACACGATCACATTCACATCAGCGATTCCGGTTGGAACGCAGACCGTCTATGCACGAGGGTAACGCATGACAACGACCTATAAAGAGCTGGTGAAAGGAGTAACGCTGACCGGCGCGGCTGCAAGCCTGTACACCGCGCCAGCAGCGACATCGGCATCAATCCAGGCGGCAAGCGCGAACAACCCGACGGCTGGCGCTCTGACGCTGAACGTCTACAAGGTGCCGACCGGCCGCTCGGCGGATGCGACAACGCGCATTGCGGCGAAGAACATTCTGGCGGGCGCGACGGCTCAGTTTCCCGAGCTCGTCAACCACAAGCTGGAGCCTGGCACGCAGCTTTACGCGGACGGCAACGGCTGTTCGATCAGCGTAAGCGGCATCGAATACGTGAAGGACTCGGCATGAGTGAGGTGACTGTCCCGGCGCAAGTGTCGCATGAGATGGTGTATCGGCTTGAGGAAGAACTGCAGAAGATGCCGCAGGCCGATTGCCCTGTGTGGCACTTCTTCGCGCCCGGCTTGTACGCGCGAAAGATGCTTATTCCGAAATGGACCGTGCTAACCGGTGCGGTTCACAAGACCGAACACCTCTGCATCATCTCGGGAGACATCGACGTGACGACGGATGACGGCATGCGCCGCATTACCGATTCGCACGCGATCATCGTTTCCAAGCCTGGCGCCAAGCGTGCCGGCTATGCGCACGAAGACACGTATTGGACGACCGTCCATGCGACGAACGAAACGGATCTCGACAAGCTCGTTGTCGAATTGACCGAATCAACCAATCAGCAATTGCTCGGCGGCGACGAGAACAAGCAGGCCATTGCAAACCGTCTAAAGGGATAAGCCATGTCTTTTGGTATTTCGGCAGCTACGGCGGCCGTCATTGGTGGCGGCCTTGCTGCGGCAGGCGCCGTCGGCGGTTCGCTCATATCAGCCAGCGCCTCGAAAAGCGCCGCAGCACAACAGGCGGCAGCCGCAGGCAATGCGGCGGCGATGCAGGAAGCGCAGTGGGAACAGACTCAAGAAAATCTCCAGCCCTACATGGACTTGGGGAAGAGCTACATCAACCCGCTCAAGGATGCGCTGTCGAACCCGATGCTGACGCAGCAGTTCTCGGCGCCGACTCTGCAGCAGGCACAGAACACGCCTGGTTATCAGTTCACGCTCAATCAGGGGCTGAAGGCGACTCAGAACGGCGCTGCGGCGCGTGGACTCGGCACATCGGGCGCTGCACTCAAGGGCGCGGCAAACTATGCGACCGGCCTTGCCGACTCGACATACAACGACGTTTATAACCGCGCGCTTCAGACGTTCAACACGAACTACAGCAGCGCGTCGAACAACGTCAACCGGCTTCAGGGCATCGTCAGCAACGGCCAGAACGCCGCGGCGACGAACGGCTCACTTGGCGCGGCAACTGCCGGCAGCATCGGTAACACGCTCACAAACGGCGCCAACGCTGCTGCTTCCGGCACAGTCGGCAGCGCGAACGCACTCAGCAGCGGGCTTGGGAGTGTCGGCAATACGGCGTTCACGTATGGGCTGATGCAGAACAATGCGACGCCCGCGGCGGCCGCAGCAAACCCGACTTACGGCACGACGCCGGCAGGCAACCCGAACTACTTCACGGTCTAACGATGCCACTCGACACATCGATCGCATTGCAGGCGAAGTCGCCTGAATTCAACCCGCTGCAGCAGGCGCTGCAGGTCGCGCAATATCGCGCCTATAACGCGAACGGCTTGGCCGCACAGCAAGGGCTCGACGCGAACCGCGCGATCTCTGCCGCCTATCAGCAGGCGACCGACCCGACGACGGGGCAGGTCGACAACAACAAACTGATGGCGCTGATTAGCCAGAACCCCGCAGCGGGCTTCAAGCTCGGCGAGGTGGTGCAAGGCATCAACACGCAGAAGCAGCAGCAGCAGACGCTTGCGCGCGGCGATGTGGCGCTCAACAACGAGCAGCGCCAGAACTACGGCGACAGCCTGAAATTTCTGACGCAGCAATTCGCGACCGTCGACCCTAGCAAGCCGGATGCGCAGGGGAAATTCCTGCAAATTGCCGGAGACGCCATCAATCAAGGGCACGTAAGCCCGCAGATGGTGAAGGCGACGATCGCGCAGATGCCGGATGATCCAGCTCAGTTCAAGCCGTGGTTCCAGCAAAAGCTGGCTTCGTTCCAAGACGTGGGCGCGCAGCTCGGCTCGATCACGCCGAAGCCTACGCAGGTCGACAACGGCGCGACGAAGCAATACATCGACACGAACCCGATTTCGAATCCGGGCATTGTCGGCACGACGATTCAGAACCAGTTGTCGCCTGAATCCGCAACGGCTCCTGTCGGCGTCATGGGCCCTGGCAACACGCCTGGCGTCGTTCCTCGCGGCGAGATGTGGGGCGTTGGCGTCAGTGGCGCCGGTACGCCGCAGATCAACATCCCGCCGCTGCCGACCGGTGCAAACCAGCAAGGCGCGGGTCAAGCCGCTCCGATGCCGGGACAAGCACCGGGCGTGGGGCAGCCGCACTTCGTGGCGACCGGCCTTCCGCCGGGAGCAAGCGGCATCGCGGATGATGGCGCCAAGCGCGTAGCGAGCCTTCAGCAAGCAGCGCAGCAGGCCAAGCCGCTCATGCAGACATACGACTTGGCGGCTCAGGCACTCAAGGGAACGATGGCCGGCAAGGGCGCCAATGCGGCGCTCAATGTACCGGCGCTGCTCAACACGTTCGGCATTCAGGCTGGCTCAGATGCGGTGAAGAACAATCAGCTTCTCGCCAACTACCTGAACAGCGCAGCAGATCAAGCGGCGGCATCGCTTGGCCTGTCTGGAAGCGATTCGCGACTGGCGGCGGCAAAGGCGGGGCAGCCCGACCCGAACAACATGAACGGGCCGGCGTTGCTTGAGTCGATCAACCACGTCAAGGGGTTGCAACAGGCGGTTCTCGATCGCCAGCAAGCAACTACCAATTTCCTCGCGCAGAACGGTAACAACACGTCTGCGCTGCCGCAGTTTGAGGCGAAGTGGAATCAGTCGTTCAACCCGGACGTTTCGTATATCCGATCGCTTGGCTCGCCAGAGGATCAGCAGGCAGCCATGCAGAAGCTGAAGGCATCGGGCCATTTGCAGCAGTGGACGAAGGATTATCAGGCAATGAAAGCCTTGGGAGCGTTCTAAATGGCAGATCCGCTGCTCGATATGGCGAACGCGGTGCAATCTGGCAAAGCCGTTTCGACGGCGGCGCCGGGCGCCGCGGCGTCTACCGGCGATCCTTTGCTCGACATGGCAAATAGCGTCATGTCGGCAAAGGATAAGGGCGCCGCGCCAGCCGCACCAGCCCCCACCGCAACTCAGGACCCGCAATGGAAAACGCCCGGCTCGGTGACGATGGGTATTGGCGACGTCATCAAGGGCGGCGTTCAGTCGCTGGTTCACGGTGGCGCTTGGCTCGCCGACAAGGTTGCGCCTGATTCGCAGTTCGCCAAGGACATCAACGCAGCCGTACCGCAAGTCGACCAGACGATTCAGTCTCAAGACGCGCAGTATGCACAGCAACGCGCGGCGCAGGGTGGATCAGGCGTTGACCTCGGGCGCGCAGCAGGCAACGTTATCGGCAGCGCTCCGCTGATGGCGCTCCCTGCTGGCGCTGGCGGCGGCTTGCTGACGAAGGCT